TGCTGCGCGTTTTCCTGTGAATGGTCCAAATATGCCAACACTTTACGCTAATTCAAGTGGAGCCGAGACCGCAAACTCTGATAATTATGCAGATTTTTTATCTAACGGATTTAAGATTCGTGCTACTAATGGAAACATGAACGGCAGTGGAGCTACTTATATTTACTATGCCGTAGCCGAGAATCCTTTCTCTCTAAACGGTGGACTTGCTCGCTAATTAACAAATAACTATGCTAAAACTTGATGGTAAGACCTTGCTATATGACAAGGCATTTACACATGGAGGTATTTCGTACCCTGCTAATTGGCTACGCTTAACTACTTTAGAAGAAAAGCAAGCCATTGGTATTTCCGAAGTATCTGACAATACTCAAACTTGGGATCAACGCTTCTACTGGGATGCCACGACCCCAAAAGAACTAGACGACAAAACTGAAACCATTGACGGCACTGAAGTTACTACGACTGGTTTGAAGACACTGTGGAAAGCAGAGCAAAATCAAACTGCATCTACACTACTTTCGCCGTCTGATTGGCGTGTGGTAAAAGCTGCTGAAGTCACTGCATATAGTGTTGAGACTAAATGGCTTACGTACCGTGCTGCTGTACGGACTGCGTGCAACACACGTCAAACTGAAATCAATGCTGTCACAACCGTTGATGCATTGAAAGAGTTGCTATTTGGTGCTGAACAAATTATCAAAACAAAACAGCAACAACAGACAGACGCTGATGGCAACGGTGTCGTAGACAGCGACGGCAACCCAGTTATGGAAACAGTCAATGACCTAGACACTGATGGAAATATCGTAATGATTGCTAACCCAAACCTTGCTACGGCATGGCCTACCCCTATTGAATAATGATCACCCTTATCCGTCCAATCCTTTTTTCTTTTATTCAATCTGAGAAGGTAAAAGTACTTATTGTAGATCTTCTTACAAAGCTTGCAGAACAAACGGACAATGAAATCGACGACAAAGCTGTCGAATTTATCCGTAAAGGCTTATTTAGCAAATGAATGAATGGGCAGATCCACCACTCCTGCCCTCCTGGAGCCTCCCTGACGCGCCGATACTACCGGCTCCGATACTAGAGATACCACAGGGGGAAATACCCTCTTACAAGCCCCTTGTGGTGCCTCCTAACACTCTTAGGCCACCTCCTGGTGTGCAAGGTATTGAGCTAAAAGATGAGCCTCCTCAGGGTAGACAAAAACAGAAAAGTAAAAAATCAAAAACTAAAGAACAGGAACAAAAAGATTCGGACAATCCTACTACTGAAATTCAACCAGTAAAGCAGCCGGATCTTCCACCAGAAGCACAGATTGTTGGTATTCCATTTACGGACATTGAGATACCAATGCCTACGCCAACAATTATGACTGCTGCTGCAACTACCTCAGTTATCTCTGTGGGTGCCACTCTTGCCGCTACGTCAGTGTTCAAATACTTGGTGATGGTAATGAAACCCATCTTAAAACAAGCATGGAACAAATTGACAAAGAACAAAAACCAAGAAGCTTCTTAGAAAAGGTAAAAGAAAATACTGAGGATGAATTACAAATTCTCGGTACTTTTGTACGCCTTGGAGTCGTTGTGTGGAGCGGATTTATTATCACGCTTAATTATGTTGACTTACCTATGATCAAAAAAGGTCAAAGTGGTGGGGACATAACTTTTGTCGCCAGCGTATTTACTGGTGCGCTCGCAACGTTCGGTTTGACGACATCTAACTCTAAAACAGTTAATCAAAAACCATCAGATCCTAAAAAGAAAGACGAATGAAACGCCTACTTTTACTGTTGATTTTTGCAAGCGCCACCCCGGCTGCAGCTAACACAGTCACCCCTAATTTTACACAGGGGTCTATGAATTCCACAACTACAACCACTGTAGAAATTGATCGTACTATTGAAACTGAGATCTATGGTGGTGCCTATTCATCATGGTCCGGTCACAACGTAACCCCAAGTTCGCATATCAACGATTCTGCAACTACCTATTCCGTAACCAACGCAGGAGAGAACTTCCAGTTAGAAATTACGACAAGAGCAGCAGGCGTGATCGAAGACACCACCATCACAGAAACTATCGATCAAACTTCTACCGTTACATCATTGTCTGTCTTCTCGCAATAACACCTGCTTACGCTGCTGAAGATCCAACAGTAAATAATACGTCTAATCCTGTAGCAGCAGCAACGGGAAATGTTACTAATCAGGCGGTGCAATTTCAAAACAATGGTGCACCGTCTCGTCAATACTTTGGACCTAACAATTCCTGCAATGGTACAACCATGCAAGTCTCACCTTTTTACATGGGTAGTGATACTATCCCCACTGATAGTACGTACACTCGTACAGGTAACTGGGGTATGCAGATCAATTTTTCTGTACCACTTGATGGTGGCATGATTGAACTGTGTAAAAGCATTGCTAGAAAGCATGATCAGAAACTGAGACTAGATTATGAGATTGTTCGTGCTCTTAAATGTGCCGAACTACAGCAAAAGGGCTTTACCTTTAGACCTGGATCACGTGTAGAAAGTCTCTGTAACGATATCGTCCCTATTGTCTCTTTAAATGACTGAAGCCCTTGTCACGGCTGTAGTAGCCGCTGTCACGGCTGGTGCAGCTTTAAATAATCGTCTACACAAAAGAATAAACAACGTACATGATCGAATTAGTGGTCTAGACCGACGTATTGACTCTATAGAACTTGGTGTAGCTACAGACTATGTGTCTAAAGCTGACTTAGGAACAATGGTGAAACGTATGGAGGATCATATGGTACGTATTGAAAATAAACTAGACCAAATTGTACTTAGAAACTCCTAATTATGTCCCACCAACTTGTAGATCTCTATATTGACAAAGTAATTGGAGACTACGACTCCCTAACGGATGCTGAAAAAGCTATGAGTCGTTTGTATCCAGAAGCTGGTCGATATGAAATCAAATCACCCAAGGTACGTAAACCACGGGCTAAAAAGGCTGATGTCGAAGAAGAAAGCAACTGAAGATCAGTTCAACGAACTACATAACCTCGTTACTACTGAATTTCTCAACCGCATTAAAAGCGGTGAAGCCACAGCACAGGACTTAAAAGCAGCCTGTGACTGGCTACATAAAAACGATATCTCTGGTGTTGCCTACGAAGGTAACCCCTTAGAAAAACTTTCTACCATCCTTCCGAAGGTAGATCCTGAAATGGTGCAAACACGTTTGTATGGCAAAAGGTAGAACTCAACGTTATTACGATGCTAATCCGGCTGCTAATCGCAGGCGTTTAAAGCAACAATCTAAATATCAAAAGACGGATAAAGGCAGGCGTCTAAAAATAAATGCCAACAAAGCAAATCGGAAATTAGGCACTTACGGCAATGGTGACAAAAAAGATGCTTCACATACCTCTAAAGGTTTACGTATTGCATCTCAAAAAGCCAATCGCAGTAAAAAAGGAATCCACGCTTAATGACCCCCTTGCTTCCAACTCCTGATCACTATTTATACAACCTAATAGCCATGTCGTCCTCTGAAGCTAAGCGCCTTTGGAGGCGCAGTATCAAAGAACATTTTGACTGTACATGTGTCTATTGCGGAGGAACTTATGAACTTAATGAACTATCTCTTGATCACGTCCATCCTCGTTGCTACGGAGGTGGCGACTACAGAAATGTTGTACCAGCGTGTATCAAATGTAATCAGGAAAAAGCAAGTCAACACTACTTAGATTTTATGCGTATGACGTTTGGCGTTAATCGCCTACGTGAATACGTGTTGGCAACTCATACCCAATAGTTGCACTTAGACAACTTTATAGCGCCGTCCGCAAGGGCGGCTTTTTTTATGGTTAGTGAAACATATAAGGTTGGTAAACTTATTACTGATTTTGCAAGAGCCAACCCAAAGGCCAAAGAGGTTCCTAGGGATCTAAAACGACAATTTCACGAAGCTTGGGCTTCTGATAAAGCAAATAACAGACCACGTATAGATTATATGTGGAAAGGTAATCCCTATTATTCCGATCCTAAAGGTGGCGGAAATATGGGTGCTACCAATCGTACACTAAAAAATGCACGAGTAAGTAACCGCCGCGTTAATGAACCCTTTACTTTAGATGATTATATCAATCATCCAAGATTCAAAGGTGATCCTGCTCTGGCTACTGCTATGTTTGAGTATTGGGATCAACAGCGCGTAAGACAATTTCGATTTAACTCCAAAACTAATCAGCTAGACCATATTGTTCCTGTCAAAGGTAAAACCCCTGGACTTGAACATGCTCGCAATAAAATGCTTATAGGCGACTCCGATAATCTTGCTAAAAGCAATGCAATGCCGTCCGATGAAGCTCTTGCCTACATGCAAATTGGTAAGACTAAAGGTGAGATGATTGACCTTGCGGCATCCTCCCCCTGGCCTCGTCAAACCCCACGTGATAAACGTAAGATTCTTCAAGGTGATTTAGGTATAGATTACAAAAAAGGTATGGGGCCTGCTTATACGCAGGAATTTAAAGGTTGGGAAAATTATACAAATGAACGTGAACGGATGTCCAAACTTGGTAAGTCACCTGTACGCACTACCACTTATGAATTAAGCGGACAAAACTTACCTGACAGTGATGCACAAACTGAAGTTTATTTAAATGAGGTTTACGAGTACACACCTAAAGGGCCTAAACCCCTCCCATATCCCGCTACAAGCGATGTTTTAAACCTCCCTGGCGTCTAACCATATGTCCACCGTTTTAGAGGCTATACAGGCCGATTTTAAGCTGTTTCTGCAAGCTTTATGGGATCAATTAGACCTCCCTCCACCAACACGTGCTCAATATGCAATTGCAGATTACATTCAACACGGTCCAAAGCGTTTACAGATCCAGGCATTTCGGGGAGTTGGTAAGAGCTGGATTACTGGTGCTTTTGTTCTTTGGACTCTCTTTAATAACCCCGAAAAGAAGATCATGATCATCTCCGCTTCTAAAGAGCGGGCTGACAACATGTCTATCTTCCTACAAAAACTAATCATTGAAACACCATGGCTTTCTCATTTACGCCCGAAGTCCGACGATGCAAGGTGGTCCAGAATAAGCTTCGATGTGAACTGCTCACCCCACCAGGCTCCATCCGTAAAGTCCGTAGGAATTACTGGACAGCTAACCGGAAGCCGCGCCGATTTAATGATTCTCGACGACATTGAAGTTCCTGGTAACTCAATGACAGAAATGATGAGGGAGAAACTTCTACAACTTTGTACTGAAGCAGAATCTATTCTTACGCCTCATGATGACAGTCGTATTATGTACCTTGGTACTCCTCAAACCACCTTCACCGTCTACCGAAAACTGGCGGAACGAAACTATAAACCCTTGGTTTGGCCAGCGAGAATACCAAGAAAACTTGACAACTATGAAGGTCTTATCGCGCCCACATTGCAGGCCGATATTGACAATGGCCGACAAGCCTGGACAGTAACAGACCCAGATCGATTTAGTGATGAAGACCTTATTGAACGTGAGGCATCTATGGGACGAAGCAATTTCATGCTTCAGTTCCAACTTGATACATCCTTATCTGACGCAGAGAAGTTCCCACTCAAATGCAGTGACCTTGTTGTCACTAGCGTTAATCCCTCCACTGCTCCTGACCACGTGGTCTGGTGTTCCGATCCGCAAAAGGTCATTAAGGAGCTACCAACTGTTGGACTACCTGGAGATTATTTCTACAGTCCAATGCAGCTCCAAGGAGAATGGTTACCTTACCAAGAAACAATCTGCTCGGTTGACCCGTCGGGTCGTGGAACGGATGAAACAACGGCAGCTTATATCTCCCAACGCAACGGTTTCTTGTACTTGCACGAAATGCGTGCTTACAGAGACGGGTACAGCGACAAAACATTACTCGACATTCTAAGAGGTTGTAGTAAATTTAATGTTACCAAACTGGTTATTGAGACTAACTTTGGTGATGGCATTGTTTGCGAACTGTTCAAGAAGCATCTCGTTCAGACCCAACAAGCCATTGACATCGAAGAGGTCCGTGCCAATGTGCGTAAGGAAGACAGAATCATTGATTCGCTTGAACCTGTATTTAACCAGCACAGGCTCATCATTGACAAAAGTGTAGTTGAATGGGACTTTAAATCTAACCCTGATGAAGCTCCAGAAAAACGTCTCATGTATATGCTCTTCTATCAAATGTCCCGTATGTGTCGTGAGAAAGGCGCAGTTAAACACGATGACAGAATTGACTGCTTAGCTCAAGGTGTTAAGTACTTCACAGATGCTTTGGCTATCTCTGCTCATGAAGCAGTCAAGCAACGTAAGCAAGAAGAGTGGCAAGACATGATGGAAGAATGGTTTGACAATCCTGAAGCCGCAGCTAATCACATGGTCTTTGGCATGAACGTTGACCAACGAAGACAAGCTAGAGGTAAAACTGGTGGAAAGTCAGTCCCCACCTGGGTTTAGCGGTACGCCGACCCTTATACAGGGGAAAGGAAAGGGTGGATCCTTTTTTCTGTAGGTTTAGGGGGAGACACACTTCCCCTTTACTGATATCCGCTGAATGGATATTTTGTAAGCACTGGAACTGAAATGGATAAATCAATAGGTTTATTTGTTTTTTAACCGAGCTTGAATCTGGATATCGAATTGCGACGATATCACTCTTCATACTGTATGGTACACGTAAAACTAATTCACTCTACACCTGATGGTGACAACCTAGTAGCTTATATGGCTAGGGTGTCTAATCCAAACAATCAAGACAACACTGTGACCAGTGGTCGTCTAATTAAATACCTCATTACACACAAACATTGGTCTCCCTTTGAAATGGTCAATATGTGTGTAGAAATCAATACAACTAGAAGTATAGCTGCACAGATACTACGTCATCGTAGTTTCTCTTTTCAAGAGTTTAGTCAGCGTTATGCAAAGGTAACTCAACCAATTGGTGTACCTGAGTTACGTAAACAAGACAAGAAGAACAGACAGAATAGTACTGATGATCTCAATGCTTTTACATTACAGCATTACCAGCACAGATTACAACAACACTTTGCACAAGCTACACACATTTATGAGTCAATGCTTGATGCGGGTGTCGCTAAAGAGTGTGCAAGAGAGGTTTTACCGCTTTGTACACCGACAAAGATGTACATGAATGGTACTCTTAGGTCTTGGATTCATTATTGTGAGCTGAGATGTGCCAATGGTACACAGAAAGAACATAAGGATGTGGCAGATGAGTGTAAAAACCTAATTATGGAGCAGTTTCCTTTGGTCTCTGAAGCACTAGGATGGTCTTTGATCCAATAAAATGGCTGGTAAACTATAAAATGTCTCTTAGGCTTAACAGATGGCCTGTTATTAGTCTGGAAGAACAGCAAAAAGAGGAACAAAGAAAGCGTATTGAACGTATTTGGCCTTCTAAAAGAAAATGACATAATTTTCTGAAGCCTATTTACGTATACGCAGGGCCGCAATCCCCCCATAGGGGGTGCGCGAGGCCTCGTTAGTTCTACAAACTAACGGATGGCACTGGGTTTTAGATGAAACGCGGGCGCGTGAGGCGGGCGCGGTAGTTGGATCGCTGGCGTGTTTGTTGTGCTATCTGTCTGCGATCTTATTGAGAATGCTGAGAATCCCAGTGATAGCAATGGATCTCAGTGACATAAGGACAACTGATAGTACGATAAGCAAGGCTGATCAATCCAGTGATGCCAGCTGCTCTCACCCTGCCTTGGTACAGCCTGCTACACCACTCCACTGATGCAACCGTTGCAGTGCTGCTATGGTAGATCCAGATGAGTGGTTGATGATCTTGATCTCGACTCTCCCTGCTAAGGGGGAGGAGAGTCTCGATCTTCAATCACCACTCACTGCCTCAGAAACTTGACAACTGAATAACCACTGCAACTGCCGTCGGATCATAGGCACGTTGATCTCCAGCTCTGCTGGACTGTTGCACTAGGGTAACGCTAGCGGAGCCACACGCTTTGTCTGCTCATGGCACACCAGCACGGTGCATCGACGCCTAGCCCGTTTGAGTCGGGCTGCTTGGTCTTGCGTCATCAAGGACGCATTTGTTCAATTCAATTTCATTCATGTTCATCAACATTCCTTGCCGTACATCCGACTGTGTCGAGCGTATGGTTGTCGATCCAGTGCGTGCAATCGTTCAGGTTGCATACGCTAAAGGCAATATCTACGAGTACACACACGTCAGCCGTCGTGCAATTGTCAACCTTCTCATGAACCCAAACATCAGCTTGGGTTTCTGGGTTAACGAGAACCTGCTTCCATACGATTGCAAGACTCGATTGTTTGGGGAGTGCACAGTACTCAAGGCACTCAATGCCTCTGACCTGCCTATCACTGACAACAGTGA